GGACTGAAAATCCTTGTGTCCCTGGTTCGATTCCCGGTGGCACCACACAGAAAACCAGTCACTTACAGCCCTGTAGGTGACTGGTTTGTTTTTAGTCGGGCACACAATTTAGACACAAACCCAATCTAATTTCCCATTGCGGGATACCTCTCCTTCTTGCACTATTTTTCGCACTTTTTGGAATGAATCATTTCAATAAAGCTATTTTCCGACAGTGAGAATTGCTCTCCTCTTTTTTTAACGAATTTTCCCTTAATATAATTTGCATAATGTGCCGAACATACTGACTTTTGTCGCAGAGGCTGTGAAGTCGCAGCCCACCAGTTGCAGAACGATATAACCTTCATGTAATTGTTAGTGGGTCTGTTGGCGTCGGCTGACAGACCTTTTTTGTGCGAATATGATGATTTATTCGAAACCATATAGAACGAAAAAACATGAAAGAGAAAATTCTCGTAGCGCTGAAAACCAAGTATTCTAATTTGGGGTTCGGAGCGAAGGCTCTCGACGGAGTAGCCTCCATTTTGGAAAAATCCGTCACCGATGAATCGCAAATTGAAACCGCAGTCAGCGGGGTCGAACCTTTCCTTAAAGTTTTCCAGTCTGACGCTGATCGTGCACGCGCCGAGTACAACGCACTGAAAGGACTGTATGACGAACTCAAGGCAAAGAGTGGGGCATCTCCTGCAAATGGGGGCGGGCAGGGCAAAAAAAACGAACCCGACGATGAGGAACCTGCGTGGTTCAAAGCCTACAAGAAGCAACAGGAGGAGCGTTACAACGCCAGCAAAGCGGAGAGCGATGCTCTGAAAGCTGAAAAGGCCAAGAACGACCGGGCCAATCTCATCTCCGCAAAGGCAAAAGAACTCGGTATTCCGGAGTGGCGCATGAAAGAGGGATTCGTCATCACCGACGATGCAGATGAAAAAACGATCGGCGACTACCTCGCAAACGTGCAGAAAAATCTGGTTACCGCAGGGCTGGAAGGGAAAGGTTCGGGATTCCCGATGTCCACGCCCGAAGCGCAGGGCAAAGAACTCGCAAAGGCGTGGGCTGAAACACTTCCGGACAAAGAGTAACCAAAACGTAAAATCATGGCAATCGTATTTGAAAAAACAAAAGTAAAGGGCGGTTTCCCCATATTCTGGCGCGGTGAGTTCGCCGTATTGCCGGGGGACTTCAAACTGAAGGGAACCTATCCCGAAGGGACAAAGATTCCCAAAGGTACGCCGATCAAGCTCGACTTCGACAACATGGAATGTTCCATATGCAAGAGTGCACGTGTTCTGTCGGGCGGCACAACCACTGCTCCACATGTCAAGAAGGGTTCCATGCTCCAAGTAGGAGATGCGGTTAAGGTCGGCGAGTCAAATTCGACCGTAAAAAGCATTGATACCAAAAATGCAGATTACGATGTGATCACGTTCGCAGCGGCCGTAACGGGTGCGACTGAAGGCGTAGATGTCCTCTCGGACGACAATCTGCCTGATGCAGTTGTCGAAACCGACATGGTCTATTCCGCCAATAACGGATTCCAGACCGTATCGGCCGGATATGCAGGTATCATCCTCAAGGATGTAGCCTATCCCGTCCCTGCTGCATGGCTTCAGGGTTACAGCCTGAAGAACAACCCCGAAATCAAGTATGTACGACAGTAAAAGAGGAGGTAAACAATGAACAAAGTATTTTATTCATCCATTTTCGGCGAACTGACTAAACAGGTGCAGATTCGCATCGATGCCGCCTCTGAACTGCGTAAGCGGCTATTCGACCAAAATATTTACGAGCGATTCCTCGACTGGGACACCCCCACCGTCGGACTGAACTTCGAGGAGTTGATCGGCTCGTACAATTTGAGCGTCGCCGCTGCAACGCTCGACTCCAAAGGTAAGGAGCCTATCATGGGAACCGAGGGACTGGAAACGATCAAGCAGAAGGTATTAACCCACCAGATGTCTTATTCGATGCCTATCGAAGAGTATCGTAAGGTGTTGCAGATTCTCGATTCGCGGATGCTGTCCGATTCGGCCAAGACACAGCAGCTCATCAATCTGATGTGGAACAATGTTACGAAGGTCGTGAACTCCGTGCAATCGAAACTGGACATCATCTTCCTCGGAGCATTGTCGAACAAAGGCGTATTCACGTTTGACGCGTCCAATAACCCAGAGGGTGGTGTGCGCGGTACGATCGACTACAAAATGCCGAGCGAGAACATTGCCACCGCGAAAACGTTATGGACGGATGGCAATAAAGATACGGTCGATACGCTGGAGGATATTCAAGCCATCCTCGATGCTGCACAGGACAAAGTTACGTTCGACCGCATTCTGCTCTCGCAGAAACGCCTGTCGTATATCCTCCGCAACAAGAAGATGAAGTTGGCGGTATTCGGTAGTGACAAGTCGTCCACACCGCTGTTGCTGGCGAACCTGAACGAGTTTATGCGTTCGAACGGATTCCCGACATTCGAAGTCATCCGCCGCATGACCCGTATTCAGGATAACGGTAAACTTACGGAGTATTCGCCGTGGAACGACAAGAACCTCGTGTTCGTACCTGCGGGCAAACTGGGCGTCATCAAGAACGCCTATGCCGACAACGAGCTGCGGCAAGAGCCGGGTGTCACCTACTCTAACTACGGACGCATCCGCATTTCACAGTGGGGCAAGGGCGAAACCGACAACTCTAACGGCGTAGAGTTCACGAAAGCACAGTCGCTGTCACTTCCGGTTATCACCGAAATCAACGGCATCTATTCGCTGACCGTAGAATCGTAGTTGTATGAAGAATTTCGAGGCAATATCGGCAAGTCTGTATCCTTACGATGTGGATCCTTTCCTCAAAGAAAAGGCCTGCATTGACGAGGGAATAGACACTCAAGCAGACTATACGGTAACCGATAAAATTAGCGTGGCAAAAGCCACAATCGCCATTCTGCGAAATCTCATTGTTCTTGCGAGTGAGAGCAACGGGGGCTATTCATTGTCGTACACGGACAAACTGGAAAAGCGCATTTTCCATATCGCAAAGGAAAACGGGCTGGACGATATTGCCGAAGAGTTCGATACTCGATCGAAAATTACCGACATTTCCGACCAATGGTAAGATTCCCCTATACGCTCGAAATGTGGTACGAGGAGGACGCCTCGCAAAATCCTGATGGTTCGTGGATCGAAGGTGCGCATGAATGGCGTGTCATCGGACGATGCAATGCCCGTCAGAATGGACGAGCACAGCAAATCAAAGGGCAAAACGGGGATGCCTTCCTCTACTCTTTCGAGGTTACGATGCCTGCAGATACACAGCCAATTCCTATCGGGACGAAAGTACGCATATTCGACAGCCGAGGATTCAACATCTTCGACCGTTCGCTCCGCACTGAGGCCAAACCGAAAGACAAGGACACGGCGTCGTATCCGGTACAGGGATTCTACAAAAGCGGACAACGTTACGAAAACACGAGATTATGGCTGTAAAGTGTACCAACTGGCGTGAGGTGGAACTTGAATTTGCGCGAGCAAAAGAAGAGTACGACCGAAAAGCTGTAGAATGGTTGTCGGCGTTGGGGGAAAGAGTGGTGAAGTACGCCCGCGAACACGGTAGTTATACCGATCACACGGGTAACCTACGCAACTCCATCGGGTATGTTGTGGTACAATACGGAAGAATCATTGCTGAATCTTTCAAGTATAACCGCCGTGTCAGACCGGACGGCAATCCTAAAGGGAACAAAGGTGCCGATGAAGCTCATGCCAAAGGGCTTGAACATGCCCGGTCTGTCGCCCGTGAACTTCCCGCTAACAAAACATATCTCGTATGGGTAGCCGGTATGGAATACGCGAAATATGTCGAGGCTAAAGGTTTCGACGTTCTCGAAGGGTCGGGAAACTGGGTGGAATCTACTGCTGAAAAACTCAAAGCGGAGTTCGCTCGATTCTTAAAATCGAAAAAGCGATGAACCTGACCTCTACGGAAATATTCAAACTCGTCTGGGATCGCATCCGGGATTCGCTGTTAGGGAAGACCGTGCCGATGATGTATGCGGACCACTACCCGAATAATCCTTCGGGAGAATTTATCGTCGTAGGCTCATTGTCAAATGTCGTCGGAGATTCGCAGGTGGCAACCGTAAATGTAAACATTTATGTACCGGACACAACACCGACAATCGGTCGTGAAGAGCAACGCTACCCCGATCGCAACCGTCTGAACGAACTAACTCGTCTCGCTTTCGATTCACTAGGATACTACCCTATCAACGAACGCTGGTTCTTTGATGTGAGCGATGAAACTCTTATTAGTGAGGAGGGGATCTCCTACACATTTTCAAACCTCAAAGTAAAACTTAAAAAATATTAAACATGGGACAAATAATCGGACTGAAAGCCGTTCATGCAGGTAATCCTCTCCCGAAAGGAGTAAAAGACGCTGAGGCTGCCGACTTAATGAAGGCTTTCACCAAAATCAGTCAGCCTTATAATGGTGGTGTTTCCACCAATTTCGCGATACCTTCCAGTAATGATTTTTATCGGGAAGGAGAAGCAGACCCATTTTACTCTGCAATCGACGAAACGACAGGCACAAAAGAAGTTACTTGGAATGTCGTAGATTTTGACGACGACACGATGGAATTTTACTTCGGAACTACAGAACCTGCAAAAGGCGAGATTTACGAAGGAGTAAAAGCATTCGTATTCGATTCCAAAAGTGGAGGCTCCATCGCTTTTGCAAGGTTAAAATATGTAGCGACATTGGGTGGTGGAATCAATAAAACCGACCCGCTCCAAATTCAAGTATCTGCGAAAGTTTTAGCTCCGGAACAAGGTGGTTATTCCTGGTGGCCGATTACAACTCCGGAATATACCAAGAGCGTTTTGTAAATTCTCTATCCCGCTGGAAAGCTGACGACTTGCATCACGTCTCGAGGACGGGGCGGGAGCAAAAACAATAGTTTATAATATGAAAAAAGAAGAAGTCGGCCGCCTTACAGAACAACGTGCACTTGACACACTGACTGAAAAAATTGAATCGTTCGAGATTGAAGGCAATGACAAAGAACAAATAACCCTTTACCTATACCCCCTCCAACTCGGACGACTCGCGATGATAAGTCGCCGACTAATAGACCTTGATCTGATTTTCGACGACGAACAGATGGAGGGTGCTGTTAAACGTATGTGGACCATATGCTCCGAAAAATCAAAAGAAGTGGCCGAAATAATCGCTATCGCCACACTTCGGACGCAACAAGAAATCGAAGATATGCTTAAAGAGCGGACAAAACTTATATACTGGTCCCCTACAATGGATACAACAGCTCTTACAAACATTTTGTCCACCATCGTATTTCAATCCTACTACGCGGATTTTATGAACGCTATTCGCTTGGTAAGAACGCTGCGGGTAATGATTTCCCCAACGACAACAGCGGAGCGGATAGCCACTACGGAGGGCGCAGTATCTGGGGACAAATAGATAATCTTATAAACCGCTATCATTGGACTCTTGAATATATTCTTTGGGGGATTTCATGGGCTAACGTACAGCTTATGATTTCCGACGCTCTAAAAACGGATTGTAAAAGTAAATCAACAACTAATATTCCCAACAATGAACAATCAAAAGTTCCCGATATAATTGACATGAACGATCCTAATGCAATGAACACACTTCTTCTGATGGCAGGAGGCAAACGATAACAAACGAAATAATTTATATGCTTGACAACATCCTAAAATCCGCGTCCGCACTCGGCGCCTGCGAACGACTGGACAAAGTGAAAAATTTTCACTCCCTGACCTCTCTGTTTTTTACGCCACAAGGACTTGAATTTTGCCATAAAAACAATTTCCCTCCGCTGGGAATATTTCAAGCTCACAAAAACGAAGTGAGTGATTGCAACATGTATGTGGATTGCGGATGCATAAGGCTCGACAAGCGAAAATACATTTGCTTAGTCGGCAATACGTCGGCTGAAATAGAAGCCTCGGGAGTAGATTTCGTCCACACTGTCATTCTTATGCATGGAGCCTCGGCCACAATCAACGCTTCGAATTATGCCGTAATAAAAGTCGTGAACATCAGCGGATCAAAGGTAGAAATCAATAAAGATAAAACCGTCATCGTATTATGAGTATAAACCTTACCGTAGTCATAGATAACGATGAAGCAATTCGCAAGTTCCGTGAACTTCAGAAAACGGCCAAAACCGTAACGTCCAGTGTCGTGACGGACGCCGACCGTATGGATATTGCAATGCGTCGCCTGGCTACCACCCTCGGACAAATCGGCGTCGGAGTGTCGCTTGCGGGGCTGGTGAAACAAATCGCGCAAACTCGTGGCGAGTTTCAACAGCTCGAAGTGGCCTTCGCAACTCTGCTCCAAAGTAAAGAAAAGGCTGATGCATTGATGTCACAAATGGTCGAACTGGCCGCCAAAACGCCGTTTGACCTGCAAGGCGTGGCCAGCGGCGCCCGCCAGCTTCTCGCATATGGATTCGCAGCAGAGGATATTACCAACACACTGACTCGGCTCGGTAATGTTGCGGCCGGTCTGGGACTGAACCTGCAAGACCTCACGTGGTTGTACGGCACGACGGCCGTACAGGGGCGTTTATACACGCGTGACGTAATGCAGTTCCAAAGCCGAGGCATCGACCTCGCGGGAGAGTTGGCAACGCAACTCGGCAAGACCCGCGCGGAAATCTCACAGATGGTCACGGAAGGCAAAATAGGCTTTCCAGAGGTGCAGAAGGCTATTGAAAGCATGACGAACGAGGGCGGGAAGTTCCACAACCTCATGCAGGAGCAATCCAAAACCATTACGGGCCTCATCTCCAATCTCGGCGATGCTCTCGACATGATGTTCAACGACCTCGGCAAGTCGCAAGAAGGCATCATTGCAGGTGCACTCAAAGGCACGATTTCACTCGTCGAGAACTATAATCAGGTGCTGGACATTGTCGCCCAGCTTGTCGTCGCCTATGGTACATATAAGGCGGCTCTGGTTGTCCTGACGGCAACGGAAAGGGTACACAGGACGGTAACGCTCGCCCACGCTTTCGGTCTCTCCACCCTCCAAACCGTAATGGGAACGCTGACCAAGAAGACGCAGGCACTGAATGCGGCTTTGATGAAGAATCCCTATGTGTTGATCGCTGCGGCCGCCTCCGCGTTTGCCGTCACACTCTACAAGATTATCACGGCGAAATCCGCAGAGGAGATAGCCTACGAAAAGGTAAACGCCGCCATCGACGCCTACAATCAGAAGCTCGATGAACAGAAGAATAAGGCCGAGCAGCTGCATGCGACCATGCAGGACGAGGTCAGCACGGCCTACACCAAGCGCAAAGCCTACGAGGAGCTGATACGTCTCTACCCCGAACTGTTGCAGCGGTACAGCGAGGAGGAAATCAAGCTCCTGTCGCTTATCGATCTTACAAAGGAGCTCAACGACATCAACGACACACGCAAGGAGAACAATCTGCAAGAGCAGTATGATGCCGCCCTCGAAAAGGTCAAAAGGTTAGATCAAGCGATAGCAGATGCTATGAAATTCGGTGATAGGACAGCAATGGCCGGACTTAGTCTTTCTTATAAAAATGCAGAGGCTGAGTTGGACGAGTACCGCAAACAGCTCTATGAACTAAAAGAAACACAAAAAGCCGCCGAGTGGGACGCTGCCCCTGCGGAGGTCAAGATTGCCACATTGCAGGGCAATATCGACGAGCTGAAAGCCCAAAACGCAGAAATCGACCGTTTAATTGAGAATGCACGCAATAAGCAAAAAGAAGCCCCGTATTTGCTTCCTCTGTATGGTGAGAGCGAAGATTATTATCAGTCGCTTAAACAGTCGAATCTATCTCAAATCGCAACCAAACAAAATGAAATATCATCCCTACGGTCAGACAGAAAAGAAACCAATCGCAACAAATCCTATTGGGAAGGACAGAAGAAGGAGGCGGAAGCAGCTCTCGAAGCGATGGACGTTTCATTGAAAGGGACAGCGAAATGGAATGAGCTGATCGCCAAAATCGCCGAATACGATTCGAAAATTAAACAATACAGCGTTTCGGGCAAAACGGTGACGGATGCCGCCAAAGCCCAGAAAAAGCTATCCGATCTTATTCTCGCCAATGATAAAGCCCTTCAGCAATCGCGCATCGATATTTTGAAAGATGGCAAGCAGAAAGAGCTGGCCGAAATAGACTTGCGCACAAAAGAGGAAATGAACAAACTCGAGCAGGATAAATCGAAACTTAAAGCCGCGCAGGGTGGAATCATAACTGCAGATCAAACAAAAGATTTTCAGGAAAGGCAATCGAATATTCAGCAAAAAAATGCCGATGACCGAGCTGCCATAGAACTGAAATACGCCCAAGAGCTTGACAAGATATACAAGCAGATCACCGATGACACGCTCTCGGAAGAAGATCGCCGCATCAAAGGCATAAAAGACAAATACGAGGAGTTCCGCAAGTGGGTAGAAGATGCTCTGAAGGCTGGAAATATCACCAAAGAGCAAGCGACCGATTTGGGTATCAAGATCGACCAAGCGGAAATTGCGGCCAGCCTAAATACCATTGTCGAGAAATACGGTACGATGGAGGATAAGATTGCCAAGATACGCGAGAAACACGCCAAAGACAGGGAAACAGCAACAAAGAACGGCCGCTCCGACCTTATTCCTCAAATCGACAAACATGAAACAGAGGAAATCGGACAAATCAAGGTGGACGAACTGATGAAAACCGATGACTGGATTAATCTGTTCCAAAACCTCGACGCCCTATCAAGCAGAGAGATACGGCGTATTATAGACAATATCAACGAACAACTCAAAAATGCCGATTTTGATCCGATAAACCTCAAAGCAATAACAGATCAACTCGATCAGGCCGCAGAAACAGCCGTAAAAAAGAATCCGTTTTCTAATGTCGTAACCGGATTTCGCGACTATAAAAAAGCCATGCAAGAAGCTGTCCGGCTGCGAGAGAAATACAACCAGACACAAAAGGAATCCGACAAGCAGGCCGCAGATCAAGCCGAGCTGAATGCTATCACAAAAAAACAGAAAGCATGGCAAAATGCACAAGCCGCTGCAGCTGAAACTTCCCAACTTATTGGGGCTGTTTCCGGCATGTTGGGGAATATGGGTGTAGATGTTCCCGCTGAAGTAGAAGGATTAATGGGTGCATTAGATTCATTTGCATCAATGGATATTACCAAGCCATTCTCTATTGTAACCGGCGCTATTGGAGGCATAGCGAATTTAATAGGCGGCATTTTCGGAGGCGGAGATCGACGAAAAGAACGTAACATTCAGCGCTTACAAGATCAAATTGATGCTCTCGAAAAATCATATGATGAACTCGGGGAGGCCATTGAAGAGGCATACTCTACAGATGCTTCTGAACTTATCGAACAACAGAATGAATTACTCGAACAGCAAAAAATATTGATACAAAATCAAATAGCAGAAGAGCGTAGTAAAAAAGACACGGATGAAGAACGAATCAAAGAATGGGAAAATCAAATCGATGAGATAAATAAACAAATAGAAGAAAATAAGGAAAAGGCCTTAGATGCAATTTTTGGCGAAGATCTAAAATCTGCGATTGACAATTTCGCGACAGCTTACGCCGATGCATGGGCAAACGGGGAAGATCGGGCAAGAACCGCACGAGATGTGGTTCGGAATATGATGCGTCAAATGGTAATAGAAAGTATTAAATCTGCCATACAATCTTCCGAAGCCATGAAGAAATTTCGCGAGAAATTGCAAGAGTTCTGGTTAGATGGGGTATTTTCAGCCGAGGAACAAGAGGAGGCCTATAAAATGGCTGATGACTTACAAAAATATTTAGATGATAAATATGGATGGGCAGGTTCTCTGCTATCCGACAATCAGGCATCTACCCAGAATGCTACTTCACGCGGTTTTCAGGCAATGTCCCAAGACACAGGCGACGAACTCAACGGTCGCTTTACTGACATGCAAGGTAAAATGAACATCCTTGTCAATGGTATGGAGCTGCTTCGATCGATCAATATGGATACGCGTAATGTGACTTTCGACATCCGAGATATTATGATTCAATTGAATGGTAATGTCGCAGATATTCGAACATACACCCGCATATTGCCTGCAATGGGCGAAACTCTTGTTGCAATAAATCGAAAACTTGATAACCTATAAAACATGCCAACAACAGAAGTAACTATAAATAACAAACCGTTATCTACAATGGGAGTTGCCATGCTTTCAGGAGCATATGCAGCCCTCCTTACACCTCCATCTCTCAAAGAATTTGTCGAAAATGACGATCCAACACAAAACGGAATAGATATTATTGTTCCGGATTCACCGGTTGTAAATGAACGTGACGTAACATTGACATTTTTGATCAAAGGAACATCACAAGAGGCATTTTTATCTAACTATGCTGCTTTTGTTGCAGAATTACACAAAGGAACCGTAACACTATATGTCCCGGATTTAGGCAATACGTATAATCTTTTATATAGCAACAGCACTCAATTTGAAAATTATCGATTGAATGCCTGTAAATTAGCAGTGAAATTCCGAGAACCCAACCCCGCAGATCGGGCGGCACGCGAATAGGAAAGGCCGGGAATCTATCCCAGCCTTTTACTCGCTTCTGCTATTCATCGTAAAATGATGCGTTAGCCCCTCCCCATCCTTATCAAATCAATTGCAGTTCTTCTCCAATCTTACGAATTTCGCTCTTTATCATTTCCATACGTTAGGACAATAAACGTGTATTCGGCTACGTTTTCATAGTGCAACTAAAAAGTTGGCAAAAAATTTGCACCTCGAAAAAACGTGTATTATATTTGCATCATATAATGAAATATAGACGTACGGGTCTATCCGTAACCACGAATATCGAACATAAAGGATACAATAAGACCGTCATAATATTACATGGCGGTCTTTTTATTTATTGACAATATAAAAAACTTACGTTTATGAAAAAATTTCATTCGGCTCTTTTTGACTTTTGTTGGTTCCCTAATTATGACGCATCTATTGAATATCTTGCGAATAATATAGCAGATCCGGAACCATGGGATTTCTCAGATGCTACGCAAGCCAAATATTCCATTTTGAAAAGTTATATCGAACATACTTTCCGCAAAATTAAATCTGAAAATAAAATATCCTTTTCTTCTGATAACAATTTTGCATGTTTCAATACTGGACTTGTAACTGCAAATTTGGAAAGCATATTTGCTCTTGCTGAACGCAACAATAGGCCAGATGTAGCCGAGAAAGGTTTATCGCCTTATGTTTTCAAGGCATTTGTCAGGGAAAGCGATATTCAGCTAATTAGCAAATTCGGCGATAATATTCCGGACATTGCTGATTTTTTCCAGAAACCCGAGGATTTGATTTTCAATCCTCAATGCAGGGTAGTCCCTCAAATCGACCATATCATTGCGGACAACATGGACAGATTTCCTGCACACATGCAAGGGCTGAGTTCAGACGAAATGCGCAGAAGACTCGTTGGCGCGATTAATGAAGCCCAAAAAAAAGCAAGGTCAAATTACAAAATAGCTGTCCCCCAGTATTACGAAGGGAAAATACAACTTCTGTTGCCCTTATGCCTTACCCCTGGATCACCCAATCCGGATTTAGCTTTAGCCACGCATAAAATAGGGAATAATACCTATACAGCGCGCACATGCTTAACATTGAAGATGGCATATAACAACGCTCGTCTAATCGTTAAGCCGCAAAGTTCATGGCTTAAACCTTAAAATACGGATGGAAGCAACCCCCTCTTGCCCCGGTCAAAAGACCGGGGCGTTTTTCTGTATTTTTTCTTAAAATTACTTGCATAATGTGCCGAAACCCCACACTTTTGTATCGACCCTGTGATGGCACAGGATACATATATCGACGAAATGACAATATACAACCCTTCCGGTAAAGCGATATACGATGCGCCCGTAACAACGAGTGCCATTATCAAATACGCACTTATGGGGGATTATTACATCGAACTCCCCTTTAGTTTGCTTACCCCGCTGGATTTCCCCCTCGGATCATACATCACCTACAAAGGCCGCAAATTCGAAATCATGTCGGAGGTTTATCCGGATTTCGACAACAAAACCGGCGGCTACAAATACACGCTTCAGTTCCAGGCGCAGCAAAACCACATGAAAAATTTCATCTGCTTCTGGCTGGGAGGCGATAATCCTGAAGCTGTATTCCACAACACGACAGACTTGGCATCCTTCGGGGCGCTCATCGTCGCCAACATGAACAAGGCACTGGGAGGAAACAACTGGCAGATGGGAAGTGTAAATGTCGAACATCCGGAAACCAACAAGCTCGTATCGTTCAATGGCGATACCTGTTGGGATGCCTTATCATCCATTGCCGAGACTTTCGATGTCGAATGGTGGACCGAGGAGAACGGCAGTATCGTAACCCTGCATTTCGGAAAACTGAACTTCGGAACGCCGGAAACATTCAAACGCGGAGAAGTCGTCAAAAGCATCCCGGCCAAGAAAGGGGACGATTCCGAATACGGGACCCGTTTCTATGTATTCGGCTCCACGCGCAACCTGACGAAAGAATACGGACAATCCGAACAGGGCGGCGTAACGAACCACGTTTCCGAAGTCCGGTTACGGCTTCCGGATGGGCAGCAATACATAGACGCACGTCCCGGACTTACAAAAAACGAAATCAAGGAAGTCGTAGTGTTTTTCGACGACATCTACCCGAAGAACACGGAAACCGTCACTTCGGTAGAAACTATCGATCGGACAATCATTGAAGGGCAGACCGACAAGGCATACGTCATGGTATGCAACGACACGCCATTTCTACCTTCAGACGTAATCGAAGGAGAAACGCTGGGGGCACATTTTACGAGCGGCGATTTGATCGGCTGGGATTTCGAACTCGCCCTTATCGACGACAATGGCGACAATATCGACCCCGCGACCTGGAAACCCGAAGACGGATTCAACAAGAAATTTGAAATCATCGCCCAAGTCGAAACGTCCGGCGAAAGTCAGCAGATTATACCGAATGAAAACATGCGTCCTCGTGGAAAAGATGATGACCGAGGGCCTGACACTTTCGTACTCACAGGCGTCAAACTCCCCCAGCAACGCATAGACGAAGCAGAACAAGAACTTCTTAATGCCGGCACTTCCTATGCTGCCAAACATAGCAGCGACACGACAGTCTATGACTGTGAAACGAATCCCGTGTATTGTACACACAACGAAAAAAACTACGAAGCAGGACAGGCTGTACGATTAATGGGTCCTCAATTCGGTATAGACGGTCGTCTTTCCCGGATTCAAGGTTATGAAAAAAAACTATACAACGAGTACATCGCAACCTATACGGTAGGCGACAATACACCTTATTCCCGCCTGGGCAGTATTGAATCGGACGTGAAAGCATCGCTCTATTCCCAACGTATAGGCATTGCGGAGAATGGAGCGGCTATATATCTAATCACCCGATACGATAATACTTTTCCGACCGATACAAATGCTTATTCTGCACGAAGGGCAATATGGGAGTTTGCCAACAAGCAGGCACCCGATACGTTCAAGGGTAGAATGACTTTCAACGCAGGGGCACAATTTGGACCATCATATGCCTCCGGTATTACCGGAGTGGGCGGGTTTATAAATGAAAAAGGCGCCGGCGAGTTGGAGAGCCTCTTCATCCGTCGTTTTCTGGAGGTTCCGGAGCTTCGGTACAACCGTGTGGGCATCAGCGTCGGGGACGACTGGAGCGCTCCGGGCGCCGGGGTGATCGAGAGCGTGGACAAGGATCAGAAGCTCGTAACGCTCAAACTCGAAGAGGGCGAGATCGGCGCCGTAGCGGTCGGGGATATATGTATGGGTATCTTCCACGACTTCGACCCGTCGAATAATGCGACGGCAGATTCCGACGACGGCCGGGGCAACTTCTCTTTCGCAGGCTTCGCAACGGTCTATTTCCGTATCACGGAGGTCCTGGGCGACCGCAACGAGCAGTTCCGCTACGAGCTGCGCCCCCTGTCGGCCACCTTTACCAAGCAGATCGATCCGATGGAATCGATGACCTTCGTGGCCTACGGCTCATTCACGAATACCGCCCGGCAGAGCTCGCGCTACTCGACGCGCACCTACCAGCGTTATCTGCGCAATGTCAGCGACTGGGAGTTTACGGCCGAGAATATCGCCGCGCAGTTCGGCGACCTTACGAACCTCTCCGTCTTCGGGATCCAGATGTCGGGCTATTCGGCCTATCTGGATAATATCTACCTGCAAGGTATGATCAGCAGCCTGGACAAGAAGGCGCTGCTGGACACCCGGAGCAAGCTGTTCCGGCTGGTCGGCGACAACGGCGTCGGCGTGGCATTCACCCCGGAGGCAGGCTGGAAGCAAGGCAAGCTCTACGACCCCGCGACGGGACAGTTCCAGAAGGAGTTCGACATCGAACAGATCGATCAGACGGCCACCGAAGCCCAGGCCACTGCCAATTCCGCCGATCGCAAAGCTCAGCAGGCTAAGGATTACATCGATAACACGCTGCCCGGCGAATTGTCCGAGATCAACAAACGGCTGGACGGTGTCGTGGAAAACTGGTTCTATCCCTATACCCCCTCGCTTTACAATGAACCGGCCCAAACATGGATAGCGGACGGCGAGCAGGAAAACCATATCGGCGACACGTTCACCAATACGCTGCCCGCGAATTTCGACCCGACGGACGCAGGCTGCTGGGAGCAGGGAAGCATCGGTGCATCCTATATCGACGGCATTAAGACCTGGGATCAGATCAAAATCGCCGACAGCACCCGCATCCGGCTCAAAACTCCGGTCGGAGGAATACCCAAAGGCGCCGTACTGTCGGTGGGCGAAGGCTATACGATGGGTTACAATCCGATAGCGTCATCCGGAGCGGTTATAGCAAGTTACGTATGGAGCCAGAGCTATACCGTCGGAAGCGACAATCCCTACATAGCTTTTGTCATCCGCAAAACCGATAATGCCAAAATCACTCCGGCGGAATACCCGCAGATTCACTTCACCATATCGAGCGACGAGACGACGAACCCCGATGCGGGCAAATCGTGGCGGTGGGTAAAAGAAGAGGACGGAACCTATAAATGGACGCCGATCGCCGACAGCGATGCGGTAAAGGCCCTGCAAGAGGCGGCGCGGGCGCAGGACACGGCCGATGCCAAACGTCGTGTATTCGTCGTAACACCGACTACACCCTACGATGTGGGTGACATCTGGACGCAGGGCGAAGGTGGCGACATCATGCGCTGTATCGAATCCCGTGCAACGGGTAATTTCGAGAGCTCAGATTGGGACAAAGCATCTAAATACACCGATGATACGGCAGCCAACGAAGCCAAAGACGAGATTGCTAATCTTCAGTTCGGCGCCCGCAACTATATAGCCCGACAATTCCTCTATGCGTGGAACAGCGCCAAAGAGGGTGTTTCGGACGTGGTGACTTCGGGATCGGACGCAGACGGAGCCTACATGAAGATCGATGCCAACAAAGCGAGCAATGCAGGGGTAGCTATTGCGGCTACGAGCCAGATCGTAAACTGGACGGATTGCTTCGGGGGTAAGATCACCTACAAGGCCGGCATGTCCTATGTCTTCAAGGCACGCATCAAACTGCCGGAAACCAAGACCGGCTGCGTGTTCTGTGCCGTTTATGAAGACGGATACGACATTATATCACGCCCGCCATCTGCTCCATATTCTGATGTGTATGAAGCCGTTTATACGACCAAATCCGGAAAGTCCTTGTTAAAAATCGTACTTTACGTCGATTATTGGCGACCGATTTACATTTACGACATCCAGCTCACGGAAGGCAACAAGGCCCCCACGGGATACATCACGGCCGAAGAGGATGTGCAGGCGCAGATCGAGCAGGTGAAGCTGGATGTGGACTACATTGCCTCGGATTCGAGCCTGACGCCATCCGACAAACAGCAGGTGGCTAATGAATGGGTGCGGATTCAAAGCGAATACTGGAGCATCATGGCGAATGCCGAAAAGTATGATGTCCCCACGGATTCATTTACGGTCTATTTCCAGGCACTCGAAGATTATCTCACGCCCCTGCTGGCCGATATGAGTACGACATCCGAGATAACCGGCACCGAGTTCAGAAAAGTATTCTCCGATTATTATGAAATAAGCAGCAACATGTCGGACTTGATCGACGACGCGATAGACGAATCCATCAAATCGACAGAGTACCTCAAGAAGGCTATGGAAGACGGAAGTACCGAGGTGAAAGGCGGTCTGATAATGACCAATGTGATGTTGCTGAAAAATGCTGAAGGCGACGTGACGGCCGGCGTGAGCGGCTTGCAGGAAGACGATGTGCCCTTCTGGTCGGGAGCCGACTACACAAACCGGAAAAAAGCCGTGTTCAGAGTACACGCCGACGGGGAAGTACACGCAACCAAAGGAACCGTCGGAATCCTGCAGGTCAAAAACGATTCCGTAGAGGTGAGCGATGCGGCCGCAAGCGGAGATAAAATCATACTCACCCCATACAGAATTACGTCCATATCGCAGGTTCTGGGTGCTGTGAGTGTACCGGGTGTCATAGAAACGAAAGAAGTGAGCGCACTGGCTATGGGACAAAGCAATCCTTTTGTCCGAAATGTTTACAAGTCAAGTCCGCCGTTTACCTGTGGGCAGGGAGTACAGATGTCAGCCCGGATTACAGCCCGCATCACAGGCAATGCCGAAGGAGGTGGCGGGGGCGTAAAGATCGAGGTGGTAAACGCTTTGACGGGGAAAGCCAATCCCCTGTACCGAAACAGCACGGCTGAAGCCCAAAACACGAATTTGAATATCGACGAGACGATTTCATATCTTTTCACTGGAGCAGCCCAGAAGTACTACATCCGGATTACGGTCGAAGCATCGGCAGCCGGAAAACTTACGGCCTCTGCAACGATGAATGCCGCCCAATTCAACTTCGTGAAAGACATCCGCAAGAACCTGATCGCTCCCAACGGAGTAGCCGTTGTGAAAGGATCGAGCAACTATGCGGTATTCACGGGAGATATTTTCGAAGTCCTGATCGGAAAAGCCGGATTACGTATTCAAAACGGATATGTATATAAGAAAGATACCGACCATAAGACATGGACAAAGATTTGAGAAATACCAACGGTAGTACATTCCCATAGCGTGAACATAATAACTATGGACAAAATATTTAATAAAACGAAAAAGGTGTTGGAAGGTATTGCTACAAAGCTGTCCGAAGCACTTATGACCGTGCAAGGATGGCTTATAGGACTATTGATCGTTATCGTGAATTTCTTCGCTGGGTATCAGCTCGTACTTTATGGGGTGCTTATTGCCGTAGCCTTCGACGCTTTGTTTGGAATATGCGTCGCTCGAAAGCGCGGAGAATTTATCCTGTCAGAACTCCTGCGGGCTACGATATTCAAGCTGGCAGTTTACTTCAATCTGATCGTAGTATTCGTTTTCATCGATAAATTCGTTACGACAGGAGGTATCGAAACGAAGATTACGACCGTGATCCTGGGTTCTGCCATTTGCCTGGCAGAAGCATGGTCGAGCTGTGGCAACGCTTTAATCATCAGTCCGAACTTTCCATTCTTACGTCTGTTTCGAAAAGCATTGACCGGAGAAATAGCCCGCAAGCTCAATGTAAATCCTGAAGATGTAGAAAACATATTAAACAGCACAAAAAAATGACCAGAGGACTTCGTAACAACAATCCCGGGAATATCCGCAAGGACGGAACCCATTGGAAGGGAGAGGTGGAACCTTCCCGCGACGCTGCGTTCAAGCAGTTCGAATCTATGGCGTGGGGATACCGCGCGATGTTCAAATGCCTGAACACTTACAGCCGTAAATACGGGCTCGACACCATTCGGAAGACGATTTCACGCTGGGCACCCCCGAGCGAGAATGACACGGAAGCATATATCCGTACGGTATCCGAATTGTCCGGCGTCCCGGAAAACGGACGGATCACGGCAACCAACCGCGATGTGATGATCCCGATAGTCGCAGCTATGTCGCGCGTAGAAAATGGCGTTGATGCCTGCATGACGGACGTGATGGCCGGCTGGGACCTGTTCATCAACGGTTGATAGCTCGTACTCATTATGGTACTGCGGAAAATAATCCTGATTCTCCTTCTGACCGGCTTGTTCCTTGTCGGATGGTGGCTCGGCAGGCGATCCGTCGATGTCCGTATCATCGAGCATACTCGAATCGATACGGCCTACTTCGAAAGACCGCAACCGCATAAAATACTGTCCTCGGCTATTTCGGTAGAGGTGCCGAAATGGTTGTTCGCCCCAGCGGATACCACCTTTACCACCGTAACAATAAATCCCAACCGGGACAGTGTGCCGGTACAGCTGCCATTCGAACGCCGGGAATATCGCGACAGCAGCTACTTCGCCATAGTGAGCGGAATAGCCCTGGGCGACTGCCACCCTACCCTTGAACACATCGAAACATACGGACGTACTATCACGCAGCAGAAAATAATCCGAACGCCCTACCGATGGCAACTCGGGCCTGCCGCAGGCGTCTATTACGTTAATCGCACGGGTGGCGTATGGATCGGAGGGCAACTTCACAGAAACATCGGAAGGTTCAATATCACGGCATCCCTCGGCTGGGACCCACGCGATAACGGCCCCTATGTTCAAGGAAGCATAAGTATGGATTTATGGCGGAAATAACTTTTTAACGAATTATAATTATGGAAACAATTAAAAAAATCGGACTGCTTTTCCTTGCCTTCTTCTCATTCGTTTGTATTGTGGGTGGGATAGGAACACTCTACTATTGCCAGGTCGAAAGCAGCAACTTGTTCGCAACCGGGTTGATTCCCGTCGGGGCAATCTACTTCTACCTGCTTTGGCCGACATTGAAAAAGTATCTGTTCTAACAGCTTTCGCCCGTCAGGGGTGGGCGTAAAAAAAGCCCCTGCCTTTATTAGCGTCTCTCTTACCTTCCGCTAATAATAAAGGTGCCAACACACCACGACAGGGGCTGTAAAGCCTTTGCAAGTGTGTTGGCACTTATTTTTATTTGGTAAGAGAGTGAACAAAGGTAAGAGAAATATCCTATATGTGCAAATCTGAACTTTACCGACAAATTCTCGGCACGGTATCGCAAGAAACGGAGATTTCGGAAGAGCGAATACTATCCAAAGCCAAAAACGCCGAGATCGTGGATGCCAGGTATTTACTGGTCTATTTCCTCTGGAGGCAGGGATTTCACGCCCCGGTCATATCCTCGCTGATGAACTTCTCACGACGGCCCATAGAGAAGATGATTTCCCAATTCGATCTTCGTCGCAAACAAAGCGGTAAAATGTTCGAAATGCTCCTCGTCCGTATTGCGTCCAAACTCCGTCCCACCTGCGACTGATACGATTGATTCTCCCATCGTTCATGTCGATTTTTGCATTGTGAGCTCAACGGCAGCGTCCGCCGAACGGACGCAACAATGTAAAAGTCTAAAACAATGAACGAAAAAACTTTAGTGTTCGACAACGGTGGCGCAATGGACGGCAACCTCGTGGCCGCGTTGATGAACGGAAACAACCGCAATAACGGCTACGGCAATGGCTACGGCTGGGAGTGGATGTGGATGATCCTGCTCTGGGCTCTCTGGGGCGGCAACGGATGGGGTGGCTTCGGCGGTCGCGGAAACGGACTCTCGAATCTTCCCGCCGAGCTGAACGGCGACGCAGGGCGTCAGCTGCTGATGAATGCCATTCAGGGAAACGGCACCGCCATCAACCAGCTCGCATCTTCGCTCAACTGTTCCGTACAGCAGATTCAGACCGCTCTGTGCAACATCCAGGCACAGTCGGGCCTCTCGGCGCAGCAGATCATCAATGCCGTGCAGTCCGGCAACGCACAGGTGCTTTCGCAGATGGCCTCCTGCTGCTGCGATGTCCGCACCGCCATCGAGCGCCAGGGCTACGAAAGCCAGCTCGCAACGCTCAATCAGACCAACACCCTGACGAGCAACGCCAACACGCAGTTCAATGCCCTCGGCTCGAAGATCGATGCCCAGACGCAGGTCATCAACGACCGTTTCTGTGCCCTCGAGATGCGTGAGATGCAGAACAAACTCGACGCCGAGCGTGCCAAGAGCGCGGCATTGGCCGGGCAGCTCTCCCAAGAACATCAGACGGCGACGATCATGCAGTCGCAGGCCCAGGCCGTAGCGCCCATCAACGCTGCGATCGGCGATCTGAGCAACCGGCTGGCAAAGATCGAGTGCGGCCTGCCGCCTACGACCGTGGTTCCCAATCCGCAGGTGTACGCGATGCCCGCCTGCGTAGCCGCCCAATACGGGCTGGGCTTCGGTGCCGCGTTCGGACTCGGCGGCAACGGCGGATTCTGGGGTTAATACGGAAAGGAGGTATGCTATGGCAGTATTCCCATTTCAGTATGTCAATCGCAGAGGTATCCCGGTCATCAAAACTACGGGTGTGACGGTCAATGCCGCCGATGTCGTGTTCTCATTCCAAAACCACGCCTTTGCCAATTCCTGGTACAGGGGGATAGTCCTGGTCGAGCTGTCGCAGGCAATACCCGCAGGCACGACAGGCACGCTTCCCGTGTTGTTCGAAACCAACGGCGTGACCAAGAATGTGACCACGTACAACGGAGCCAATGTCACCGTGTCCGATATTCCGGGGACGGGTGTATTCCAGCTCTTCTACGACAAACAGACCGACACCCTGCAACTGATGACAGGGGCCGTTTAACCAATAATAAACCGAAGGCTTCAGGAGGGGAAACCGCCCCTCCGGAGCTTTCAAAAAACAATTAACCGAAGATGTTTGCGAATTTAACCAAAGGCGCTCCGGTATATGTACTCGATATGCGCGGAACTCCCAAATACTACATGGCGACGCTTGAAGAGGCGCCACAGCCCTATTTCCCCGCTCCCGGGAACTTTCCCCCGGCGCAGCCTTCCGTCAGCTTCCCGGTAGGGGACCAGAAATGGGTCGTCCCGGTAAATGCCGATATGGTGACAAAGGACGGACTCACGGTCACGACATCCCGCGAACGGCTCATAGACGCCATCAATGCGGCAAAGCAGCAGAGCCAGTCCGTTGTGGATTCCTACGAAAAACACAAGGCCAATCTGGAAGTTTTCGATCAGATCATGCGCGAAGTGAATCCCGCGTACGCGGGTCAGGCGCAACGCGACAAGGAGCTCCAGGAGCTGCGGGCAGAGGTGGGACAACTTCGTCAGATGCAAACGGAGTTCGCCTCCATGAAGTCATCGCTGGACGCCTTTCTTAAATCGCAAATGTCTGCTAAAACAAGCAAATCATGAGAATATGGGAAATCGAAGGCCGGTACCGCGGTGACGGGTACGGCGAGCGTGAAGAAATCGAACGCAAGATGCGCGAAGCCTACGAGTGTGGCTACGAGGATGCCAAACGCGAAATGCGCGACGGCTACGGGGAGCGTCACACGGGAGGCTACATGCCCGACGGCTACGGTGAGCGTGGCGGAGAATACGGCAGCGACGGATATGGCGAACGAAGAGGTGTCCGGGGAACCGGACCCTACTCCAGATTCCGCCGGTAAAACGAATCCGGAGAGGGGAGAAATCCCCTCTCTTTAACAGCGAAACCTATGGACAGAGAAAGATTGGACGCAAGGGACTCCATGCCGGCAGATATTCGCGCATACCTCGAAAAAAACGGATGGTCCTTTTCGAAGAAAATGTGTGAATTTGCCGTCAGCCGCATGAAGGACCGCGACGGGAAGAAAATAGAACCCATCACCAAAGAGCAGATCGACAAATTGCTCAAGACGAACGGTATCGAGCTCAAGCACGACAACGGCTACGACTGTGTATATGTCGCGAATATGGCCCGGGCCGATTACTGGGGATCATCCATTGCCGATGAACAACACCTGGCCCTGTTCGTCAAGGATTTCATCGACGATGAAGACGCCTATCCCGGGCTGCCCTTCACACGATATTTCGCCGATCTGATAGGGTCGGGAACAAATGTTCCGTGGGAAGATGTCCTGTAACAGAATCAAATCCAGAACGCGGCTCGAAAGACCGTATGTGAGGATTCAAAAAGTGTATTCAACGACATGAAGCTGCGGGATCTGAGGATAGAGAACTATGATTGGCATGTGCGGTTTTACTTCGCCGTACATGGCTATCACACGCGCTCTATCCTTTTTTCTTTGGAACAGATAGAGTGTCCCAGGCCAATTATGGAGCGAGTACGGGAAAATTTGGAAAAGGCCGATATGGATTCGGGATTCACCTATTCCAACAAGACCCGGCGAAGGTCTGTCGTAGTCGTAGGATTGGCGTCATCCCAGGCACAATTCCTGAACTCTTTCGAGCATGAACTGCGGCACCTGTGCGACGACATCGCCGTAGCATCCGCAATGCCGATGCAAGGCGAAGAAGTAGCCTATCTGACAGGACAGATAAATACAATGCTTTGGAAAGATATTCACCAATTTATTTGTTGCAAAGGTAAATGCGACGGTTATGGACGAACAAACTAAATATCTGATGTCATTGTTGGAGATCAGCGAATGCTGCTACCCTATTTATGTAGCCGTAATCTGCGAATTGATAGAATCGATATAATAGCTGGATAAGATCGGCTTTTATATCTTCGTCAATGTCCCGACAACGTGCGAAAGGCGCACTTCCTTCGTGTGCCCCGAAAGATACGTTATAAAGTAGCTTCACGTCCGGCTCCCGCCCAATAGAGTTCAATGCTTGAAACGACATTAACAGAATGAATCAAAAGAACACTTTTATCGTCTAATTGCAATTATGCAATAGGATGAACGGATGTAATTCTACATCATATATTCCGAATTGCACGGTTATTATCCTCTCCCTTTCCGCAAATTCATCAAAATAAAGGCAGCTCCTGCTGCCATCCGTCAATGTGTTCTCTAATATTCCTTTTGAATTTCCGCCATAAAAACGGCAAGGATTTGTGTGCCTTGAATCGATAGACGAAATCATGGCGATAACTCACGCCCATCCTTGCTTCCCGGCAGATAATCATTTCGAGCAATCGATTCCGTGAATAACTGATGTATATTTCGGAATCGTCACGTGCCCCGCCTCTGCGTTCGTTTTTCCTATATCGTCCCATTTGCAAATTCCGAATAAATCATTATATTTGTATCGGTGTGAGGGGTGATTCTTCGGAATTGCCTCTTTTTTATTCATCTTCGAAGGCGTCCGGTACTTCTCCGGAATGTTCCCGACAAAAACCGATTGGCCGGATCTCTGGGCCGCTGCAATCTTCGAAAACAATAATTGCCATGTTTCCGTCCGATCTGCATCCAATCAATTCACAACTATTCGGAATGTCGATTCTCACCTCAAATCTCCGATTCATAGCTACCTGCTTTTTGAGTATATCGCCGACCGCAACTCTCCAAAACGCGGATTAAGTGCCTCCGGTGTTCTGGTGTATCCTTATCCGGAGCAACATAAAACGTTACCCCCGCAATTCGAATTATTCTCGTACATTTATTTTCTATTGCCAGAAGTTTAGCACGATCTACTGTACCGTTTTTAGATGTATCTACTGCCATATGAATAAAAAAGGGAGCGATTTTGCCTCTCCCGGTTAAAACTTCTCTTTCCTTATTTGTTCTTCCAGCTCTCTTTCCGCCTTGCGTATGTCCCTCTGCAACTCCTCCAGCCGGGTGATCTGTTCTTCACTCATGCGTGGACACCCCGAGAGCCAGCTGCTGTAATTGGGCGTACTAATTTTGCCGCAGGCGATACTCCCCACCCGCAGACAGTAATCGTAATACTTTACAAACTCATCTTCCGGAGCGTCCCGGTCTATGTCGGTGATGATGTCATCCATCCCAACTATATAGTCCGCGCATTCGGTGATCCCGCCGACATCGCCGCCGACCCAGCTCCGCGTAGCATCCTTATAATCATAGCCGTGTTTCTCGCAAAAAGCCTGCAAATAGGCGTTGCAGGCTTTTTCGTAGTCTGATTTGAGTTTCGTGTTCATAGATATTCTTGGTTAGTTACTTGGTTAGTCAAAATGCACAGAGCATCTTACTCATTTTCGTGAATCGGCCGCCAGCCGATAATCTTATGACCAATACCAGCCCATCCGGGATACACATATATCCACCATTCAGAACGGTCATATTTAACAGTGACAAATGGAAGTTTCTTATCAGAGGTTTTACACAACACGAGTTGTCCATTTTGCGGCAGCTCCTCTTTCGGATCACGCCAGCGGGTCAATTCCTCATATTCGAAATTAGCGCCAACAACACAGGCGGATGTAACGATATTTTCAAAAGTTACATGGTCTTCATTGAATTGATCAAGTTCGACCCAGGCATTGGCCACATATTCTTGTATTCTTTCCTCAATTGTTTTCATTTCTCATTGTTTTTGAAATATTCGACGATCTCCTCGACTGTAGCCTTGCGGTAATAACCTGATGGTACATCTACAAAAGAATCGAATCGCGTATGTTCGTTAAAAATAAGCCGTCTAACCCCATTTTTACTCTCATTAGTCGGATATTCCGTATATGAGTACCATTGCTCCTGATCGTTCTCGTTGTTCATCGCCGCCAGCGCCCTGAACAGCTCGATGTTGGTGCCGCAGTCTATGCAATTCAAGGCGGTGAATGTTTGTGCGTCATGAGCCACGCCGACACAATAAGTGTCACATATTACCTTATCGCCTAATCTCTCTTCTTTTGGGGGATAAATATATTCATAGCCAATATGCATACACCACTCGATCACATCTTTTCGCTTCTCCGCATCCTCGACGCGGACAAAGCAATGGGTTGTGAATTTCATTCCTCGTTCAGTCTTTGTTTGAATGCGTTTAATGCACTGCAATCGGGGCAATTTCCCCCATTACTTGTTTGTATTGAGTAAATTGGGCAATCCTTGCAAAATGCTTCGATCGCTTTATCCCGCATCCTTTCCTCGGCCTCCTGCTCGGCGAGTTCGGCTGTATGGCTCATTGCTGCTCGTAGCTGCCATTTGGCGTGGTCGCTCATCTCTATTACAAGATGATTCAAGCATCCGTCGATAAATTCCTTTGCTTTTTTGCTTTTCATGGCTATTCGTCGATTATAAACCAACCGTCATGCAGGAGTTGTGCGCGGCTAATTCGGGATTTGAGGATAGTTCGATGTACCCGCCGGCATCGGGAGCAAACAATATCATGCACCACGTCGTATCGGTTGGGTTTGTTTTGGCGGCAGAACCAATTTCGGGGCGATTTGACGCAATATACCTCCTCGAAATCCTTATGCCCGAACCAGCGGCAGATAAGGGGCAAAAGCCATTGTTTCATAGTCCTATTCATTGCTCGCCTCCTTTCAGAAATTCGGGATTGTCGTGGATGTTGCTAATGACTTCTTTTCCAAATTTATAAATCCAATCCTGATCCAATCTTAAATAACATAATTCCTTTCTATCGACCAAGGCCCCCATAAAAGCTGCGTTGCCGGTATGGTAAAAGATTCTATGAGGGCGAGTTTTATCCTCGGACAATGGAGAGCGTATCACATCCCCCTCGTAAATCTCCTTACCGTTCTTGTCTTTCAGCCCCGTAAACTCGCCGACGGTAGTGGGATCGACCTCGTGTCTGTTTGCATCATCGAATATAAAATAGCGCCCATTCAAAATGACAAGGCTGCCATACAACCACTCTCCGTTGTCGAGGCGCTTGCCCCGGAATTTAATTTCTCTCATATTTCAAAATGTTTCAAAATGTTTCAAAATGTTTGAAAGTTTTGCAATGTTCTACTTCGTAACAAAAACTCGTATCATAGTTAGAATAGTTCTTGTTGTTTATTATGAAAGCCTATCCCCATACAAGCCATCCCGATTTCATTACTTGAGAATGTAGTTATAGGGTTCACGGAGCAGGGAAGCGACTGAAATCTACACCAGTCACCGTCGCAATGTTTACAATTTAAGCAAACAGAATCGGGAGTACTCCAATATTCAACGATCTCAAACCCTCCGTTATCACGGCATAACTGTTTCCATTTTTCCCATCGTGAACGGCGCATTTTATCGGGCATCTTGCTTTTGTTTTCACCAAATAATTCAATCCATCTAATTCCAAGTGTTACAGCTATCATATCCCTCATACTTATTACCGACAATACGTATGGATTCACTTATTTTCCACATGGGAAACATGTCCCCCTCTCCTTCGATTGGATATAAACAGAACCCGCCAAATTCAGGATCGTATTTTACATCGCATAATAATAATCCCCTAACTTCTCCATCGGTGTATTTCTCTGCATCGAATACTACAACATCCCTTTCAAAAACCATCTGTCCGTTTTCATCTTTAACCCCGGTTGCAAGCATCGGAATATAACCCGTTGGATTAGGCGTTGTATCAAGGTCGGAGAATCCGGATAAGGCCGGAACTCCGATATAATTCCGAAACGCTGTGACGCAGGCAACTTTTGTAGTAAGCATATATCCATCTTCCACTTTCCAGAATCTAATCCCTTGAAGTGCAACTGTGTTTTTCATATCTTCTCGTATTCGTTTATCGTTTCAAAAATCTGCAATGCCACCTGCGGGACTATGGCGTTACCGCAGGCTTTGACGGCTTCCCGGCACCACCGAGGAAAGGCGATACCAGCCAATTCCCCGGGAAACCCATCATCTCCGCCACATACAGGGGGTTGAGTCGGGAACCCGTTCCAGTCCGGTATTCGTCGCTTTGCATCGCTGTTTTGGGTAGTCCGTTGCGTATGCCCTGACTGGCAGGAAGCGTTACATTCTTCGCATCGTTGGCGGTCGGAGTAGGCAACAATCCCATTTTCGACGCCATTGCCAGCGTCGGACGTTCCGACGCATTCGGGGAGAGGCTTTTGTTCATTCGGCCGCTTCCTGCGTCTATCGCCGTCGGGGTGGGCAACAGGCTCAACGGCATAAAAACCGTCTTCCCGTTCACGCATCGCTTCAGCCCCTGCGTCTGTACGGTGGGCAACAAACCAGCATCTGTCCCGACGGTGGGGAGCACCGACACCGCAAGCCGGAATAATGTACGGCTGCACCTCGTATCCTGCCGCTTCCAGGTCAGCGCACACCTGTTCGAAGACCATCCCTTCCGACCAATTAACGATTCCGTAAACGTTCTCGCCAACGACCCAGCGGGGTCGAACAGTCCGAATAACGTCGAGCATCGCGGGCCACAGGTAGCGATCGTCTTCTGTGCCTCGCCGCTTTCCTGCGAGCGAGAACGGCTGGCACGGGAATCCACCGGTAAGCACGTCGATACGGTCTTTCCAGACAGTGAAGTCGGTCGTTCTGATGTCTTCATATTGTTCTGCATTCGGGAAGTGATATTTCAATACTTTGCGGCAAAAAGGATCGATCTCGCAGTTGAAAGCGTTCGTCCAGCCAGCCCACTCGGCGGCGAGGTCGAACCCGCCGATCCCGCTGAAAAGAGAGGCGTGGGTCATAAGAGATCATCGGTTATCGCCGTTTCCGTCGATCACGCCGCGCTCGCGGCGGCTGGCGAGTTTGTCGAGGTTCTGCTGCATGACCTCTTCGAGCGTCAAGCCGTAGCGATCGTTGAACATTACTTTTTTCATTTTCTCTTTCCTTTTAGCTCCGCAATGCGGCGGAGGATATATATCTTCATTGCTTCTGATTTAAGTTCATCCGAAGTCATCGCAAAATGCCATAGATGCGCATATTCATCCGAATTATACCCGTAGCGTATGCCAACAACCGTCCCATCCATATCCTTACGAACTGAATAGACACGTATCTGACAACGCCCCTCCCGCCTCAGTCGGCGCAGTAGTTTGGTTTTCACATCTTCTCGTATTCATTTATCGTTTCAAAAAATCGTCAGTTGTACCGACTTTAGCTGGCGTGTCCCCGCCGCCCTTGCCTGCCTTTCCAGATCGAGCACGCGGGCGTAATTGTAAGTGGCGATCCATTTCATGTTGAGTGGCAGGAGTTGCAAATCCTCCTCCGCCGTTTCGGATTCGGAACGGAGCGTACCTCCGTCCATCTCCGGCACGATTTTCAGGAGGTTCGGCGTGGAGAAGTGCCACCACCACGGCAGAAGGTGCTTCATCACATCGTAGCGCGGGCTTCCCATAAGTCCCCGGCTCTTGCCCGTGTAGTACAGCCATTTTTTCTCGAACGGCCGGTATTCCACGGGAACGGCGCGGAAATCGAAAGGGTCGCCTGGCCCGAACTCGCGCAGGTTTTTCCACTTGTCGCCGCACCACAGGGTGAGGAGGTCGGCCCCGCATTCCGCAAAGTTGTCCCGGTTCTCCCAGGCGTAAAATTCCGGGGGCAAATCCGCAACCAAATCGTGCCCTCCGATCCCGCTGAATAGTGATGCGTGGGTCATAAGCGATCATCGGTTATCGCCGTTTCCGTCGATCACGCCGCGCTCGCGGCGGCTGGCGAGTTTGTCGAGGTTCTGCTGCATGACCTCTTCGAGCGTGAAGCCGAAGCAATCGGCAATGCCCGCGATAAACCACGCACAATCCCCGACCTCTTTCATCAGCTCGGATTTGTAACCCTCCACCTCTTGCAGATCACCCGTATTGAAGACCAAATGATCCATATCCAGCCGGCACACTCCCTTTCGGCGCCATTTGGCGATCTTGTCGGCGATTTCGCCAATCTCGGCCATCAGACCGAAAAGCATATAGGTCGCATTCTCGCAACTCGGCAGCCGCGTACTCATCGCGCGTGTCTGATATTCGTTCGCCCGCATAGTTATTTCGAATTTTTCCTGTTAAACTTCCTCTCAACCAGATCGCATAAATCCAGGTACATCGCATCGGCATTCTTCTCTTTCACTCTCTCCCGGAACCCCGCTATATCCGACAGCCAGCAGCCGCAACGGACATAAATGCCGTCTTGCAGGTTGAAAAAGTAAACCTTGCTGCCAATCCGGGAGCCGAATCCGACAAAAGCCAGGAAAGGATAATCGCCGATATATTCGCCTTTCCCTTCAAAGGAGCACCGCTCGCCGAAGGAGCACCACTCGCCGAAAGAGCACCTCTCGCCGAAGTAGCACCGCTCACCAAAGGAGCACCACTCACCAAAGGAGCACCTCTCGCCGAAGTAGCACCGCTCACCAAAGGAGCACCGCTCACCGAAAGAGCACCACTTGCCGAAGGAGCACCGCTCGCCGAAGGAGCAACACTCGCCGAATATTTGTATATCACTGTAATCCCCCGAGGGGCATTGTTTGATTCCGTCGATCACCTCAAAGGCATCGAAATCTGCCTGTGTGTATTTTTTCATTTTATTTTTATTTTATTGTTTACTCACACAATCCGTAAAAGCTCATGCAACTGGTCGCCGTATCGTCGTCGAACAAACTGCCCGTCGCGTTCTGCCATTGGACGTAGCGCACGACATCGTTTATTGTCGGATATTTCTATCCGCTGGTAATTGCGTAGGAGGGAATCTTATCCGGGCCTAAAAAAGAAGAGTGCAACTCTCTTTCGAAGTTTGCTATTTCCGCTATACGCTCGGGAGATTGTTGGGCGATACTGAGAATATCGCGCTGGTTTGCCATCACACACGGCCAGCAGCCGACGCGCTTATAGCCCATCCGGTAGAGAGGATTCGGCTCTAACCCTGCGGCGAGGATGTAATCGATCACCTGCTGCGCCGACCAGTCGAACACGGGCCGAAGCAAATCGTCGGCGAACTTTTCCCGAAATGCCCGGACATCCTTACCACGGTAGCTGTGCTTCTTCGGCTTACCGTTTTTGTCATAACCGTAGGGCTCGAAATAATATTTGAAGTACGTACATTGCGCCGACATCTTGGCTCGCGCCGGAGATTCCGCGCCTCTGATGCCCTGAATCATCAGCATATTATCCTGCACGTTGTCGAGCACATAGTCGATGCACGGTTTGGTTTTCAACTCTTGGGTGCAGAATCGTGCGCGGGTGGACGGCCATCGTTTTTTCCGCCTTGCCAAATCGACCATCCCGTCGTACTTGGGAGACTTGAGCGTAACGAGATCGAGGTGCAGCTTGTCGGCGATACGGTTAATATACTCATAGGTCAGTGGATGCTCCCAACCCGTATCGCAGAACACGGTGGTAAAGTTCTTGGTAATATGCTCGCGCACCCACAACAGCGCCGCAAGGCTGTCCTTTCCTCCCGAGAATGTGACGATTACTTTCATGTCAAAATAATTTTTGTTGCATTTGGTGATTGATCAGACGTTGCCGGGCCGCAGCGTAGTAGTGAGGGTCAATCTCTATACCCGTGAACTCAAAGCCGCCATCATGTGCGGCTATTGCACTGCTACCACTACCGAGGTGAGTGTCAAGGATCCGATCTGCGGAATTAGCGTATTTAGATAATAGCCACTTGTAGAGCGCAACAGGCTTTTGTGTCGGGTGGAAGCGGTTTTTATCCGATGAAGTGTACTCAAATACTTTTGATGTTGTTCCGAGCGACATCGAAATAGACGCTATCTCCGCCGCACTCATTGTGAAGTTTTCCGCTGGAACATTCGTTTTTCGCCAAATTATAAATCCGGGAAATGGTGGCAACTGAAAGTTATTTGCGCCCCATATAATTTGGTTTTTTGATACGCGATATAGTTCTTCAAAATATTCTTTAGTGGGTTTATTTCCGAAATTTTTCATTGTCCCGTTATTACGCATATCTTTTGTCGGAGAGTTATCTATCATATCTCTATAAGGTGGATCAACGATTGCAAGGTCGAAAGCATTATCCGGCATCGCCCGCATGATCTCCATACAGTCGTCGTTATACAGCGTTATATTTCCAAAAACCTCTTTCATCGCTCAATCTTCAATGACCCGCACGTAGGTGTCGTTTGCTGTTCTTCCCATCTCTATCAGCCTCAACGCGACCATCTCCTCCAGTACGGCATGAAAGTCGGCGAGAGATCGGGAAAACCCCGCTTTTGGCATAAGTCCGTCGCGTATGACCAGTGCGGCGTCGGGCGTCCTCTTTGCGGCTCGGCAGCCGCGTACTCATCGCGCGTGTCTGATATTCGTTCGCTCGCATAGTTATTTCGAATTTTTCCTGTTAAACTTCCTCTCAACCAGATCGCATAAATCCAGGTACATCGCATCGGCATTCTTCTCTTTCACTCTCTCCCGGAACCCCGCTATATCCGACAGCCAGCAGCCGCAACGGACATAAATGCCGTCTTGCAGGTTGAAAAAGTAAACCTTGCTGCCAATCCGGGAGCCGAACCCCACAAAAGCCAGGAAAGGATAATCGCCGATATATTCGCCTTTATCTTCGAAGGAGCACCACTCGCCGAAAGAGCAACACGCGCCGAAAGAGCACTGCTCGCCGAAAGAGCAACACTCGCCGAAAGAGCACGCCCTGCCGAAAGAGCAACACTCGCCGAAAGAGCACGCCCTGCCGAAAGAGCACTGCTCACCGAAAGAGCACGCCCTGCCGAAAGAGCACTGCTCACCGAAAGAGCACCACTTGCCGAAGGAGCACCGCTCGCCGAAGGAGCAACACTCGCCAAAGGAGCACCACTCACCAAAGGAGCACCTCTCGCCGAAGTAGCACCGCTCACCAAAGGAGCACCGCTCACCGAAAGAGCACCACTTGCCGAAGGAGCACCGCTCGCCGAAGGAGCAACACTCGCCGAAGGAGCACCGCTCGCCGAAAGAGCAACACGCGCCGAAAGAGCACTGCTCGCCGAAGGAGCACCGCTCGCCGAAGGAGCACCACTCGCCGAAGGAGCAACACTCGCCAAAGGAGCACCACTCACCAAAGGAGCACCTCTCGCCGAAGTAGCACCGCTCACCAAAGGAGCACCGCTCACCGAAAGAGCACCACTTGCCGAAGGAGCACCGCTCGCCGAAGGAGCAACACTCGCCGAATATTTGTATATCACTGTAATCCCCCGAGGGGCATTGTTTGATTCCGTCGATCACCTCGAAGGCGTCGAAATCCGCTTGTGTGTATTTTTTCATTTTCGTTAATCTGTTAAATTCAATTCGATAATCTCGTCGATCCTGTAATCCTCGATCCCGATACACTCCAACAGAGCCGGGATGCGTACAAGAGGTTTGGCCGGGTTGAAGTCGTAGCGGCCCGAAATCCGACCGTTGAGAGAGCTGATGATCCTACACAGCGACAGCACGATGTTGTAAGACCTTTGAGGAGCCTCCAACAGGATACAGCCGCTGATGGTCCGATACGCCTCGTCCGTCTTGTCGTTGTACTGCCGGGCGGCCCGGTCGTCGATCTTGCGAAGCATCGACCATGCGATGCCGTGAGCCTGCGTGACCAAAGTCTGGGCCTGCGTATAACGGCGTTTGGTTTCATGGTGGAACAAGCCGGATGCCGTGAGTTCGGACTCAAGGTCGAGCATCGCGTAGTTCAAGCAGCCGACCAGCGTAAGCATCCGCACCGCGAGCGGCACGTACCGCTCGTCTTCCGGCCGAGGACCCCGCGCGAGCAAGCGAGTGTTCATCCAGGCCGTATGTTTAATCAACATTGCCTGGCGGTAAGAAAGGTTGGTCATATAATCAATGCGTTTTACCCATAGTGAACCACTCGGCAGAATGAAGCCAGTGATAAAATTGTCGTTTTGTCATTTATCCAAATAATTTTGAACTGCCGTTATAGCTTCATTCAGTGTGCGAACAAGTACATACTTGTTTCCAACCTGTTCAAAAGATTTCTGCCATTGTTTTTGTGCTGGGGTCTGACGACTTCCTTTTACTTGGGTCTTAAATTCCAGTCCCAGTACACCAAACCCATCTCGGGGAACAAGTAACAGTAAATCCGCCGCTCCAGCCGTCATCCCTTCAGCTTTCATGATGGCCGCCTCGGTTTTACTTCGCAATCCACCATTGGGCACGCTCGTCAAATTCAAAGCATACTCGGGGTATTGAAGCCGGAACCAACGTACAAAAGCGCGTTGGATGTTCGATTCAAGGTGTTTCATTTGCGTAAACTGTTTCCATTAAAAGCGACCCGATGGCATAGATACTTGATCCGGTCGTATATCCGATCTCCATATCGGTCCTTGATCGCTTCGCCTGTAAGGTTCGAAGATATGAACAGAAGCGTATCGGGCTTGTCCTGTGCCTTGTTGATGAGTTCTACGACCAGATTACGTCGTGTCCCGAACTCTACTCGGTCCACCTCCACGCCCATATCGTCCAGTGTGATAAACTTGCGTTTAATTACGTCGTCGATATTGACACTCTGTGACCCGCAGTCCACGACCGTTACGATCCGGTTGGCGAACTTGCGTAGCAACATCGGAATTGCGTAGCGGACCAACAGCGATTTCCCGCGTCCGCAGTTTCCGAACAGTAGTAACCCTTTTCCGTTGTTTGCCGACAGCCATTCCGCTACCTTGTCGTATTCCGGCAACCAGACAAACCGTTCGCCCATAGCTCCCAGAACTGCGGACATCGCAGTCACCAACTCTTCTTTCGCATTCGGAATACTGAAGGTGAAACGGGCGCAAGGCGTAGGATTACCTTCGATTTTCAACTGTTTCAGGATTTCATCGTAGTTCATTGTCAGAAGTCTTCATACGTTTGGCCCGGTTGGGCGTGATAGTCCGTTGCCGGATGGCGATTTGCCGAATTGTCCTGGTCATGTGGAGGGAACAGCCCCGAATAGTTGTTGGCGATCGAGAAGTCCACGATACGGCGAGCTTTGGCCGCATCGTTGCCCGAAAGCGTCAGCAGGCGTACATAGCAACGCTGTAATCCGAGCGGTCGATAGGTCTGTCCGCGTTCAGACTTGTAAGCAAGCCAATCCGCCATGATAGGCTGGAACGCAGGTTCGACAGCCGAGAGATCTATATTACGCCTGGATTTTTTCGGGAAAAAGTCGTTTAACCACGTTTGGAAATAAACATTTTTCGCAAATTGAGCGCTGCGTTGCAATTTAACATAATCTATAACCAGTCCCTCCGTCTTTTTGCAAAAGTCCTTGTAGTCATCGGTAAGCGACTTGCGCTTTCCCTTGAACTTATCCCACAACGTCACAAATTCAGTCGGAATATAATCTTCTTCCCCCTCGGGGGGATATAAGGGGGGATTATTTATATCTTCGACGTAAGGAGAAGATATAATACTTTTCTTTACTTCGCGGCAAAATTCCGGAGTATTCGGCGATTCTTCCGGAAGTTTGGCTGTTTCTTCCGGAAGAATGCGGCAAAATTCCGGTATTTCAAGATTCTTGCGTTTCGCTCGTATGCAAGTGTCAATATATCGCCTTTGGATGGCTGCCGACGTTATGATCCCACGAGAGAGCAGTTCTTTATTGAAAAGACCCACAACACCGCAGTACCGAACAATCTCCAAAACAACCGACTCCTTTAACCTGAGGTATTCAGCCACGTTGAAGGCAGTACTTTCGTCCCACGCAGCAAAACAGCCTTTTACCCGGTATATATTACATAGCAAGTAGTCGTAAACCGCAATACCGTCACAACCGAAAGCCTTAACAAGCCGCCTTATCCGAATATCCAAATATCTATCCGTATCGACGCTGTAATAGCTTAATCCGACCCTAATATTGGCCATATCATTGTATTATTTCGGTGGTTTATCAAACACTTCAATCATCTTCTTTATTTACAATTTTAAGCGTTCTTTCTCGTAACTTATCATAGTCCGAAGGTTGTCGCACTGATGCTTGCAAGATGCATTGATGCGGTCCAACCACTTTTCTAAAGCATTCAGCTCCGAAGCAGAACTGTTCACCAATTTTGTCGCCAACGATGGAGACAAACTGATAATCGTTTCTTTTTCATCGTGAAACAACCTGGCCACCGCAGCGTCACGCATTCCGACAACCTCACTCAACAATTCACCGCTGCGAGCGTAGTAAACACCCAGCTGGTCCAAACGCTCTATCATGGCTTCGATATTGGGATTATTCATACATTCAAGAGCCATCTGAATATTCCGAGCTTCCTTCCGTATTTGTTCGATTCTTTGCATGGCGTTTAATTATTTTTTTATACAGGATTCTACCCATACGGATAGCATTTAGTCCTCGGATAGTCGAGGCATCGCAAAACTCCAGGTCACGCAGAATACGTACTATTTGCCGAATCTCCCAAGACTTGATTTCATAACCGATCATGGGATTCCGAATATTAGAATGGAAGATCATCTACCCTATCTGCCAAAGGCATATCCGCGATATTCTCCACTGTAACCGGTGCCGAAGTGAAGTTTATGGCCTTACCCCGGCCGATATAAACACGAGGTGCTTTCGCCTCTCTCTCCTCTTTAGTCTGACGCATAAATACCGAATGGGTATTTTCGTAGGAATCCGGTTCCCGGAGCTGCGAAACGCATACGGCGATATACTTCTTGCCATTATTGGCAACTTTGATCTGGTCGCGGGGAATATCCGAAACGCAAATCGATACATTGATAAGTTGTGACATAGCTACGGTTGTTTTTTGAATGTTGTTTTGATACTCGTTTTACTACTTCGAACGGGCGGGTAAAGCATCTCACCCGTTTCGGGATCGGCAAGCCCGGAAACAGGCAGTTGTCGAAGCATTGTTTCTCGCTCTTTAATGTCAGCTTTCAAGGATTCAAGAGTTGCGTACATATCATATAACTTACTGTCACCGCAATCCGCATAATCGTATTTGACACCGACCTCGGCTTCTTCCAACCGGCAATCCCCGAATTGGTGCGATTTCCCGTATTTGGATAATTCGCGGAGTGTGATGTCCCGGATCTCTTCATTATCCTTGAACGCCTTGATTGCCGCTTCCATCCTGCTGATATTGATATGGGCCGTTATCGGGTCAATATCCCCGTTTACGACAGCCCTGACCGCCCGAGAGGTCAATTCACTGACCGAGGCCGTTTCACAGAGCAATAATGAATTATTTTCCATGCCGAGCCATCTTATAAGAATTGAACAAAGCCGCATAACGTTTAAGCACGTCAGTATCGGCGTCATAAGATTTCAGAAGACGTGCGGCAATATCGAAATCTGCCGCATAGCCTGAAGCGGTCCATAAGTCATAACCCCAATTAAGCAGACAATCGCACTTGATCGGATCGTCAAGCATATCTGTCGTAATCCGATGTTTTGCCCGGGGTGTATCGGGCCGGGCCGAAGCGAGAGGGTCCGGAGCAGCTGCCGCGCATTTTGCTGACATATTGCGCGATTTACCCTTGAATACATCGGCACCAATCCCGAGCCAGGACCCGATCTTTGTCAAAGCATCGGTTGTAGCCCCCTTGTGGGCATCACCCAAATCTGAGTTATCGTTACCTCCATAACATTCATAATAGATACCATATTCAGGTATCTCGAACGTTACCTTGACAACCACCATCTTATTGTTACGGGCAACCTGTTCGGAGCGGACACGCCAGCTACCTACTCCGAACACGTCATTCAGACGCTCGGTAACGTAGATCGCTTTGATCGTGGACAAGTAGTTCTTTGTCGGATGCGGCGATATTGCCTCTGAAGGCAGCGGCCGATCCAGTAATCTTTTCTGTTCTTCGGATATTTTACGCAGTTCCATATTTTCAATCTCTATCGGTTATCACTCGTGATGCGAACTTTTTAGAATCGCTATACCGCATCATATATTTGGTTTCCTTGCGTATCTCGGCAGTCGAGAGTTGCCTATTCCAAGAACCCGAGGCAACAATGTTTTGCGGGCGGTCGATTTCGTAAATCTCGATTCTCGTTTTCATGTCAGCTATTTTAACAGTTCATTCAGTTTCTCCGACACCCGGGGAACCTCCTCGTCCGTGGCCGTACACCAGGCGCTCGCTATGCTCGTTTCTTCCCGTATCGGGACGTCGATCCATTCCGTCATTCCCATCGAATGCACCGCATCCTGTCGCTCGGCTTCCACCGTATAGCGTCCTTGCACCGCAACGCCGTGATATTCTATCTGAAAGTCGAAAGATTCCATAGGACCCGAAAATGTCCTTCGGGTGATGTAATCGGCGATGCGTTTGGCGAAAGTCCGAATCTCCTGATCGGTCAGATGAATTGTCGTTTGCGGCCGGTTGAAACGGGTGCTCTCGAAGAAGTAATACTCTTCCGAGGGTTCTTTCCGAGTGGACGGCGGCATTTGAGCCGTGTCGGTGACGTAGTAGGAAGTATTCATCGCTGTTCGAAAATTTCATTCAACAGATAGCGGGTGATCCGCATACGCCGGGGACCGGACAGCGCCCAGCCGAACACCAGGCAAACAGGAACGGAAACTACTACGAGTGTAATTAAGTGTGCCATACTCTTACCGAATTTCGACCCGATAGACACGGGGTCGGTTTTGGAGTTTATATGCCCGGCGGCGGGACTTGTCGATTGTCCGGCGCACCTTGCTCTTGAGGCGGTACCACGCACGCCAGAGGCGGCCCGCAAGCGTGCCCCACAGACTTTTGACTGTGCTTTCGGAAAAGAAGGTTTGCATGTTGGTAAAGATTTACTTGTGGATGATATTTGCTGTTATTCTGCTGCTTCGACAAACTCGCCGCCTTTCAGTTGATAGAAAACATCCTCCTTGAGCGATTTCCCATCGATCTGTGCAGACCTTACGCACACTGGTTTCAGATCCTCGCCATATTCAGCGAGGGTAATCCAGCTACCTTTCTTTGCCTTTATTTTTGAATCTATACCTATGGCTGCTACAACAGCATTGTTACCTTCGCTTTCGATCTTTGCGAGGTCGCCCGAGGAGCCGATCTGTGCGTGGTCGCCCGAGGAGCCGATCTGTGCGCCGTAGCCCGAGGAGCCGATCTGTGCGTGGTCGCCCGAGGAGCCGATCTTTGCGAGGTCGCCCGAGGAGCCGATCTTTGCGTCGTCGCCCGAGGAGCCGATCTTTGCGAGGTCGCCCGAGGAGCCGATCTGTGCGCCGTAGCCCGAGGAGCCGATCTTTGCGTCGTCGCCCGAATTAACATTGTCGGTCGGACCCTCTTTGATGCACTTCTCGTAAATGAAATCTATACCAGCTTTAATGAATCCTTTGAAATCGAGTTTTGCCCCGATGTGAATCTTTGTCGTCGCCGTTTTATCCGAGTCGGAATGACATCGCCCCAAAGCTGTTACATGATGCACAGGGATGAACTTGCATTCATCATCCAGCATATCACGATAGCTAAGGACAGAGAACGGTGATTCGCAGAAATGAAAGCCTCGATTACAAACTTTCAACTCAACATCCTCTTCGTAAGTCTTGCCCTCCTCGAATTTGAAGCCCAGGCAGGTCATATCTGCATTGAACCCTTTAAATCCATCGATATGTTTTTCTTCGCCGAACTCTTGCGGAAGCACCACGTTATCGCCGAACGAGACGCTTTTGAATACTTCCACAATCTCTTCGACCGAGAATCCAGCGATGCCGCATCCGATCTTGGTTACATAGAAAACCTTATCGGTATTGTACCGTGTATAGTCTGCGAATCTCCGTACCGATCGCGTCAATTCCTCGGTAGACACCTTGTCCATCTGTTCATCGAGCGTAGGGATAGCGTAGGACTGGCCCTGTAAGCCCTCGCCGTGCCCCATGATCGCGCCGAACTTCTCGACCGCGACACGAGCTGCGCCGCCAACGTGGTTACCGGCCTTATTACTGCCGAATACAAAGACCTCGTTCTGTTTTAATTTGGAAATGTTCTCTGGGGTAAATACTTTGTTTGACATTGCACGTAAATTGTTTTGATTAAAATTTGCACCCTGTCGTCATCGAAGACCACGACTGAATCGCAGGGTATATCGCTACCGGCTCCCCGAATTGCTCCGGATCGTCGCCTGCTTTTTGGTATTGATCGGCCTAATATCCGCCCTTCTGCGCCAAGTCGCTCGCCGGGTTTTACATCCCTTCGGATGGTTCTCGTATTTCAATGAACCGCTTATTCGTTCCAGCCTTTCTGCCTTGCGGCCGGGGTTTATGGCAGGCTTTAGGACCCCTACGGCTTCCGTGCCGTCCTTTGCGCCCGCACCGGGACATTCAACCCGATACGGACTTTGAAAATCCGCGCCCGGAAATGGCAAACTCAACTAATCTCAACTCTTAACTTTACTCGAATGAAAGAACGTTGGGCGCGGATAGTGCTCGGTTGATCCACTACCAGGGCCGACCAGTACAGCATAGAAGTACATATTAGTCACTGGTTCGGTAGTAGCCTATCTGTCATTTTATTTGCAGTTAGCACTTTTGGCGATACGCGCAGCTGCAACGGCCCGTCTGTCCTCCGGCAAAGTCGTACGGGATTCGATCCAAGCAAGAAGCTCCTTTTTGGAAAACACCGTGCGGCGTCCAATTTTCTTAAATGGGATCTTTTTTAGAAAAACCCAATTATAAATCGTCGAACGGGTGGTCGGGATACCTTGCTCCGCAATAAACCGCACGGCTTCTTCAACGGACAAATTATCGATTTCTACCGGTTCATTCTTACGCCTGAAATCGGCGAGCTTCGGCAAAATCGCCGCCACTTCGTCAGCGACAATAGAGCGCAATTCTGCGGGAGTGGTAATAATAATTGGCTCGTTCATAATACTTTATATTGATTAGGGAGTGCGGCCAGATTCGAACTGGCAAACATTCCACGTCTGGAATGCCTTTCAATCGGTTAGCTTCTGTTTGAACATCTGCGCTCTTCAGGGTGTACTGTCCATTAAGCGCATCGTGAGTACACTTGGTCTTTACCACTAATCGATTCGTAATACCATTCTACCACGCACTCTTTGTCGTTATTTGTCCTCCTTCTTCACTCGCAGCCGCTCAACGGGCACGCCCTTCAACTTGGCGATCTCGTCCATCGTCACCTCGACGATCTCCTCCTCAGGAGCAGGATCGACAATGAGGCGGAAACCATCCTCGTATAGCTCATCGCAGGTGTAGTTAGTTAAAGCTCTCCTTGTATCGATAAATTTGCCCACTATGAGTTCTCCGAAGCGGAAGATAACATCTATAGTTCGGGATGATCCGTCTTTTTTTCTGAGTCGATCCCCCACCTGCCAATCCTTGTAGGCTTCGATCTCTTCGGCGGTTATAGGAATAACCCGGAAATCGGTGACCCTGACATTGGGACGAGCAAAATCTGCTTCGGTTCCAGAGTAAACATACCATGCATATTTATATCCTTTTTTGTCGATGCTGTGAAACCCATTTTTTTCATTTTGGCATAAATACACACATTTATCTACCACTCGAATTATCCCTGTGGCAAGAGTACCATCAATCTTACACCGGAACCTCCGGCCTTCGCAGCTAAGTAAATCTTTCATCACATTCTTTTTTATTGGTTTAATACTTTCAATCGGCCGGAACAAATCCTCCGACATTTGGTCTATGATCTTTTCAATATCTTCCCACACGAACGCCACCAGCCGGTCTGTGATATTTGTAATATCTTCCGTCATGAGCGCCAAGTGTTTGCATGTTTTATCGGTCGCTTGGCGTTCCCGCCACCATCGCCACGGAGTTTTCATAACTTATCCTTGTATTGGATTGCGAACTCAGCCAACGAATGTACCTCGGCCTTACGGAAGGCGTCGCGCTTCGTTGTGCGCACCGTCTCGGGCGATATGTAAAGCATATCCGCGATCTCTTCATCGCCCATCCCCTCCATATAGAGTTTCATCACTTCCTTCTGCCGCTCGGTCAATCGGGTATCGAACTCGGGGCTGCATATAATGCCGGCATACTTGCATTCGCCTTTGATCGGACAACTCACATCCTCAAAGGTGAAGCGCCCCATCCCGTCGATGTCCTGCCTGTTGTCCAACCGTCCGAAATTGCAGCGAATAAAACGGTGGCAGATCAGGAACCGGTAGTAGTTCACGTTTGCACGGCTCTTGCGGTAAATCTCGGCGAGAGCCTTGAATGCTTTCGGATATTCGGTCTCGATGCGGGTAAACAATGCCCCTGTCAGCATCTTGTCTTCGGGCTGGTAAGTATGGACGCCTTCGGTATCGCGTACCATTACCCCTCCCTCGGGATCGTTGAAAAACTCTATATTGCGGATCGTTTGCATATGATGTATTAGTACCGATTCAACCATTCTAATTCCGTCCCGACCCAATAACTGCCGCTCGTACATTTATACGCATGATAAAACCGGGCATCAGTACCGAGTGTTGCGATATATCGTTCTGCCGCACATTTCGTCTTGTGAAATCTTTGAATACGTTTCATATTATCTATCTGTTGTAAAATTCCACGGGAAAGAGGTTGTCGGCGGTATAGCTGCTATCACCGGAATGACGGCGGATGATCTTGGCAAGTTCTCGTCGCTTCAGCATATCAGGCCGGACGTTGCCTACGCGGTAGTTCCATAATTGAGTGTCGCTTCGAATACCGATAGCCTGCTTGCAAGTATCACAAAGTCGCTTGCGTTCTTCAAGGTTAGTGATACTTTGAACATACCGTTCGAAGGGTAAAAGCAATGCTACAGCATTGTTACCTCTTGATTTTTCGCTATTTGTAATTAAATTTGTCAT